TTACCAATTTGTCAGCAAGCTTTCTTTTGTCGTGTAGCTCCCTAAGAGATAGCTTAGTTAAATCTTTCACTTTCTATCTCCTATTTTACAGACTGGATTTTGCCGTCTTTCATTGTGACACTTGCGAAAAACTCTCGCTTGTGTCCTGTAATGTGTGGTCGGTTAGAACCATACAAAACACCATTGTCTGTGTACTCAGGACCAAACAAAGAAGTCTCCTGATAATACAGTCTTTCTCCTATGTTTTGCTTGAGGTCTTTTTTGGATTCATAAACGAATACCAACATAATCATTACTCCTAATTGTTTAAGAAAATTTTGTCTCCTAATCGGAAACAATTCCGATCTTACATCATAAAAAAACATTTTGCAAAACTTTTTTTAAATCTTTTTTTAATCTTATTTACTTCTAACAAATAAACTTAGGCGATCACTCTAACAGTTTTGTTTAGGCGATCCTGCTAACAGTTTTGTTTAGGCGCGGGTCCCTTTAGGAAAAATCCAAAAAATCGATTCGCTTTCCGATCGACCCCCACCCCCCCTAAACAACGTGTAGACATAGTGTGTGTGTATAAATAACATTCACCACGCACAACTACTCAAAAAAAAGATTTGATCAACTTAGGCCACTTAGCTGAAAGCGACATGAAGGAGATCCTTCAGTTGCAGGACCGACTTGATTTCTTGAACAAACAGGAAGCGTGCCGGGACTCATTTATGGAGTACATTCGATATATCTGGCCTGGGTTTATTGAGGGTGAACACCACCGTGTGATTGCAGAAAGGCTTACGGCGGTTGCGAAGGGGGAGTTGAAACGGCTGATTATCAACATGCCACCCCGTCATACGAAGTCTGAGTTTGCCTCGATCTACTTTCCGAGTTGGATGATGGGACTCCAGCCCAATCTCAAAATTATGCAGACCACTCACACTGCTGACTTGTCCATAAATTTTGGTCGAAAGGTTAGGAACCTTATGGACACGGAGGAATATACCAAAATTTTTCAAGACGTTAACTTAGCTGCTGACTCTAAGAGTGCGGGTAAGTGGCAAACATCGAAGGGTGGAGAGTATTTTGCAGCTGGTGTAGGTGGTGCTATTGCGGGTCGAGGTGCAGATCTGCTGATTATTGACGATCCACACTCTGAGCAAGATGCGATGAGCATGAATCTGTTGGATTCCTGCTACGAATGGTACACATCTGGACCCAGACAGCGTCTACAGCCAGGTGGTGCGATCGTTATTGTCATGACTCGGTGGTCTACGATGGACCTGACAGGTCGATTATTGACCCGACAGACCGAATTGAACTCTGATCAGTGGGAAGTTATTGAATTACCAGCCATTTTTGAGGACACAGACGAGGTTTTGTGGCCTGAGTTTTGGCAAAAAGAGGAGTTGGAGAGTGTTAAGGCTTCGATCCCTGTTACGAAGTGGAATGCACAGTACCAACAGAACCCAACTTCGGAAGAAGGGGCGATTATCAAGCGTGATTGGTGGCAGATTTGGGATAGTGAGACTCCACCTGCGTGTCATTACGTGATCCAGAGCTATGATACGGCATTTTCCAAGAAAGAAACTGCTGACTACAGCGCGATTACGACCTGGGGGGTGTTTTCTCCAGGTGAGGGCAGTGGTGATGCGATTATTCTGCTCGATGCACAGCGAGGTAGGTGGGATTTTACGGATCTGAAGTTTATTGCACAGGAGCAGTACAACGAATACCGCCCTGACATGGTGTTGGTGGAGGCACAGGCGAGTGGTACGCCTCTGACGCATGAGTTGAGAGCGATGGGTATTCCTGTTGTGAACTATAGACCGAGTCGAGGCAACGATAAGATGACTCGTGTTCATGCAGTCAGCCCTGTTTTTGAGGCTGGTATGGTTTGGGCTCCTGATAAAATGTTTGCGGATGAGGTGATTGAAGAATGTGCGGCATTCCCGTTTGCGCCGAATGATGATTATGTGGACACCACTACCCAAGCTATATTAAGGTTTAGGCAGGGTAACTTTATTAACCTTTATTCTGACGAGATTGAAGAGGAAGTTTACCGTGCGAAGCGCGCATATTATTAGGAGAATCTGAGATGGTTATGAGAAGGGTGAGGGCCGCAAAAAAAGCCGCAAAAGAATTAATAGACAAAGCTAATTTAAGATCTGGCTTAACGGTCACTAAGCCTGGACCAGCAACCACCAGGCGCGTCATGAAAAGAGGCAGAAATGTTAATGTTGCTGCAGGTGGTGCAGGTGCTGCGGGATTAGTTGCTGCAGCTGCAAGTGGTAAAGATTCTGAAAAAAAGAAAGCAACCACCAAAAGAAGAACTCCTAAAAACGAAACACTGTCACAAGCTGCTGAAAGAATCAGAAGGCAGAAAGAAGATTTTGAAAGAAAGAAGCGCAGTCAAAAGCAGGCAGATGATGCCGCCGCTTCTGTTAAAAAAACAAGAGAACTAGCAGAGAAAGCTGCTAAAGATCCAAAGGCGCAAAAACCAGCTGCTCCTGGCAGACCACCAGCTTCATCTGTCAAGCCACCAAAGGCTGACAAGATGGATACAAAAACCAAGGTTACAAAGCCAAAGCCCACTTCTAAAGTCAAAGTTGATTCTCCCAAGTTGACCAAAGTAACAAAGCGACCAAAGGTCACAGGAAAAGGCGGCAGAGATGTTGTTAGTAAAGGTCCGATGGGTGATAGAAGACTAGCCAACGTAACTCGTGAGCAGTTAAAAGCTGCTGGTCTTTCAACAGGTCCACAAGGGTTGCGTAAATATCTCAACAAGTTTAATGAGTTGGGCAGAAGACCTAAACCAGCTGATTTTAAAACCGAGAAAAAAACAAGCAAAGTAATTGGATCTCCTGCAAGCGGTAAGAATCGTAGACCTGGAGGCAAAGCCATGGGAGGCATGATGAAATCTAAAATGTCATCGAAAGGTGGTGTGAAAGGCGGCAAGAAGATACCACCTGGA